GTTTCTGTACGCGCAGCCCGACCTCGCCGAGTGCGGTCTTGACGTAGTCGCGCACGACCGGCGCGATCCCTTCGACGATGGCCGCGATCTCGTCTTGCGTCATGCGGCCTCGTCCAGGGCTTTGGTGAGCAGATGCCGCACACTCGCCGCGACCTGGTCGGGCGCCACCTGGCCGGCGCCTGCGGGCGCGGCCATCGGCGCCGGCGTCGGCTTGGCGAACGGGTCCTGCGCGTCGCGCTGCGCCAGCGCCTTGAGCGAGAACATTTGCTGCTGCATGTACGGCGTGTCGCCGCCCTCGACGGGCCCGAGGCCGAAGTACCGCGCGCGCGCTTCGTCGGGCGACATCGTGCCGGCCCCGACCGCCTCGGCCGCGGCCTTGGTCTTGGTCGCCGTGTCCATCCAGATCAAATCGTTGATGTCGAACTCGGTGCCGTACGTCGTGCCGTCGAGCCCGAGCCCCTCGTCGAGGCAGGCTTCAAAGTTGGTCAGCAGCGACTGGATGCAGAGCGAGTGATACATCTGCCACTCGGCCTCGAGCTGCACGCCGCGCGGCACCTCGGCGGCGTTAATCAGGAACGGCGGCACGTGAAACACGCTGCAGATGGTTTGCGCGGTCCACCCGAGTTGTTGGATCAACTGCGCATCGACCGCGTTCATCGAGAGCTGCGTGTATTTCAGATCGGCGGTCAGGATGGCGAGCCGGGTGGCGTTGCTATTGAGCGTGTCCCAGTCGGTGCGGAGCTGCGCGAGTTGAGTGGGCGTCATCCCCGGCGGCGTCGTCAGCATCGCCGTCGGCTGCCCGCCCTTGGTGAAGAACGTGGTCGCCGTGTTCTGAATCGCGAGGCCCTGCGTGCCCGCCGCGGCGCAGGCGTAGATCGGGGACATGCCCACGAGCGGATGAAACAGGCACACCATCCGGTCGTGAATGATCTCGCTCGCCGGCACCATAAATTTATCCGGCTCGCCGGTCAGCGCCAGCGTGCCGGAGAGGTTGTCGTGCTGCAGCTGGTAGTAGATCCCGCCGTCGGGCGCGATCATCGGCGTGCACCGCATCGGGTCGAGCACGTACAGCGCGGTGACGACCCCGCGCGCGTCGCGCTCTTTCAACACGTACGTGTTGCCCCACATCAGTTTCGACGTGATCCACTGCTCGACAAACTTCACGATCGTCTGGTAGCGGTTCGGTTTGCGGAGCACGGGCGAGAACGCCGCCGAGCTCGTCTCTTCCCAGAGGTCGTCCTCGGTCTGTTCGACCAGGTTGAGCGTCAGTTTCCCGATGTCCTGGGCGATGAGCGTGACGCACGCGAACACGGGCGCGTACTGCAGGATCTGATCGCGGCGGCCTTCGACGTTGACCTGCCACGCGCCGCTATAGGGTTCGCGGACGACGAGCGGGTACCACCCGCCGCCACTGACCGCGCCGGGACTGTACGGCGCCGTCAGTTGTTTCGCGGTCAGCTCGAGGCCGCGCCCGAACAGCCGCAGCCGGACGGTCGCCATCAGCGGCCGCGGCGGCGGCTGTCGGCGTGCCGCGGATCGTCGTGCCGGGCGTCAGGGCCGCTGTCCGCGCCGCGGGTGTCGAGCGGCGGCTCCGGGGTCCACCCGACGGGCGACGCGAATCCGCACCCGTACAACGTCTCGGCGATGACGGGGTCGGTCACGGCGTACTCGTCGCCCTCCGCGTGCACATTGCCGTTTTCCGTGTGATAGACGCGCGCGAGCATGTCGAGGGACTCACCGGCCATGGCGGGATGATCCTTTCGTCGCGGTAAACGTGAACAGCAGCGTGTTACTCACCGCGCCGTCGAGGCCGCGCACCGCAACCGGCACGGTGTCCGGGCCCAGCCACACCGCCATGTCGACCCCGGTGGTCACCTCGGTCTCCGAGACCCAGGTCGTCGGCTCGTCGTTCCCCGCGAACACGATGACGGCCCCCTCGACCAAGCCCGTCCCGCGCACGGACAGCGTGAAGGACGGGGCGCCCAGCGCCACCGTCGACGGGGTCAGACTCGTCAAGGCCGGCGGCGTGCCGCTGGACGCGTCGGTCCAGCCGTCGATCGACACGAACCCGATCCCGCGCAGTGTTTCCGCGAGCCCGCGATCGGTGACCGCGTACGTCTCGCCTTCGACGTGCTCGACGCCGTTCTCGGTGTGATACGTCCGCGCGACGACATCGACCGACTCGCCGGCGGCGCGCGACGTGCGGTCACCGGCCATGCTGTTTCCTTCCTGTCGGACTGGTCGGGACAGTGCGCGGCGGCACCGCGTCCACCGCGCAGCGCATGGCGAAACCGGACACCTCGAGCGCCTCGACGAAGCCGGCCTCGACCGTGATCGTGTCGCCCGCGCGCGGGTACGCCCCGTCGTAGTACCCGTCGCGCAGGACCGTCATCGAGACGCGCGCCATGACTACGCCGTGTAGGTCGCGGCGGTGTACTGCACGACCCCGGTCCGCGCCTTTTTCCAATTAATGAACCGCTCGGCGCGGAGGCCGACGAGGTTCATCTGCCAGAGCGAGGTCAGCAGGGTGGTGGCGAGCGGCGGGTTGTCGAGCGCCGTGTCCATCTGCAGCGACGCCTCGCGCGACACGTCGATGGTCACGCCGCCGTCATCGGCGTAGAGGATCGCGCTGGGCTGGACGAGCGCGACGGTCGTGCCCGCGCTCTGTGAGGCAATGGCCTTGTAGCCCATGATCATCCCGCCGCCCTGCGCCATCCCCGGGAACAGCGGTTGCCCGAGCGGGTTCAGCGCGTTGGTCAACGCGAGCGCGTTCGTCTCCGACAGGATCAGGACCGCGCCGGCCGTCGGAATCAGGGCCGCCGTCATCGCGTTGGCGAGCGCCTGAATGTCGGTGCGCGCGTTCGCGGGCGAGGTCCCGGCGGTCGTGATCGGGGTGACGCCGTTGGTCACCGAGCCCGGCGAGACGCCCGCGACGGCGGCGGCGGCCGGATCGATGAACTGCGCATCGAGGAACGCGGCGATGCCGGCGATCATGTCGCGCCGGATGACTTCCTCGGCCGACGGCGTCGAGGTGCGCGCGAGCTCCTCGGTGATCACGATGATCCCGGCGGCTTTGAGAATCGACAGCGTGATGGTCGAGAACGCCAGCTTGCCGACCGGTTTCGGCGCGCCCTGGCCGACCCACTGGTACGTGCCGCCGCCGGTCTGCGCCGGGACGGACACGTTGAACGGCACCCGGAAGAACGTATCGACCTTGCCGAGGATCGTCTGTGGACGCAGCAGCGCGAGGAAATCCGCCGCCAGCGGCGTGAGGGGGGCCAGGGGGCCGGCCCAGGTCGCGTCGGTGGTGGTGCCCGCGGCCACGGCGGCCTTCAGCACGAGTTCGACTTCGGGCGTGGAGTCCTGCCACCGCTTCGAGTACTCGACCGCGTGCATGATCGAGCCCTTCGTGACGGCCAGCGCCTGGCAGTAGCGAATGAACGCGGTCCCGGGCGCCAGATTACTCTTGACCGAGATGACCGGGACGCCGCTGCGCTGCGTGCTGGCCTCCTCGGGCGTGCGCGCCGTGATCGGGGTCGCCTTGGCGATCGTGGTCGCCTCGAGGGCGCGCAAGCGCACGAGATGCGCATCGATCGCCTTGAGGTCGGCGGTCAAGCCGTCGTATTCGTCGGTCTCGGTCTGGTCGAGGGTCGCGCCGGCGTCGGCCGACGTGGTCATGATCGCCGTCATGCGCGCATGTTTCGCGGCGCGGCTGGTCTCGAAACTCGTGATCTGTTCCTGAATGGTTTTGGATTCCATGGCGGGCGCGGCCTTGTTGACGCGCACGATGTGGAGCGGGCCCCTGTCGCGGGACGGATGAAGGCCAGGCGCGGCCAGGTCAAGCGATTTGATCGTGTGAATGGTCGCGTCGGCATTCGCCGGAATCGCGACGAGCGAGAGCTCGAGGACTTCTGTTTTCAGGAACCGGAACCCGCCGGTGTCCTTATTGAACGCTTCCTCGATCGAGCGGAACCCGATCGAGACGCCGGCCAGGAGGCCGGCCTTGATCGATTGCCAGGCCTCTTCGACGCGGTCGCGCAGCGTGCCGGGGTCGCCGACGGTCGGCAGGCTCGCCGTAAATTCGAGCCCGAAGGCGGTCGGTTTCTTAAACGTGACCTGGCCGACCGGCTTCTTGGCGTCGTGGTACAGCAGCAGCGGGAGCGGGTTTTTGTAGGTGATGCCGAGCGGTTCGACGACGTCGCCCATGCGATCGGGCTCCGGCGTCGTGGCGATCCCCGAGATCGTGCGCTGATGCGTGTCGACAGCTTTGACGGTCAGCAGCGCGTACGCGCGTGTCAGGGGCACGCGCTAGGGTGCGGTCACCTCAGCCTTTTGGACGCACAAAAGGGCGGCGGCCATGGGAATCGACCACCACTTCGTTGATCGCTTCGCGCAGCAGACCGGCCACGCCGGTCTGATTGTCGCTCGCCATCCGTCGCAGCTCGAGGCGTTGTGCGGGCGTCACGCGCACCTGAATCCGGGTCGTCGCGGGCGTGTCGGCGATCGGTGGGCGCCCGGTCCGTCGTTTGGCCATAGCGTCGTCCCTCATCCGAGCACAATCATCGAATAGTTCGGCCGCGGCTCGGCGGCCAGGTAGTCGCGCCGATGGATCGCGTTGACCAGC